TCCTACAAATAGGCTAATGTTTTTAAGTTACTAATTTGTCGAAGCGTAACTATTGCACAAATATAATGTTTTTTTGTTAATTACATCTATTTTTTAATATTTTTTTATATAGTTCGTTAACTGATTCTTTATTGCAACCACGTTTATAGTAAAAATTAATTACTCTTTTAATTCTTTGTAGGGCTGTTTGTTTCATAATTCTTTTTCTTTTTTGTATATTTCTAATAGTTCTCTCATTGACTTACTTTCTTCCCAAGTATTATAAACAAAATAATTTATACCTATCCACTCTGCAAACTCAATAGCGTAATCGTCTGCTATTTGTTCGCATTGTTTTGCGTATCTTCCAGCCTCTCCATCTGTATTAATACTTACTTTTGGTTTAAACTTTTCTCTTAATGTCATAACGTACAGGTTTATTTTTTATGTGATTCATTTCTTTTGTTTTCTCTAAAACTTCTTTTGCTTTTAAAGTAGTTTCTTTTTGAATTTCGTATGATGTCGGTATTCGCTTGCCTACTAATACTGGACTTTTACGCTTGCTTAATTTCGACATGATAATCTAATTGCATTTTAGTTAATACCTTTTCAAAGAAATCAATCCCGCACCTTTGTTCATTTGTAATAACGTGGTTAAGTGTTGAGTTACTTATTCCGTAATGTTTGGCAAAATCTTTTTGAGTCATTCCGCTATCTTGTTGGAGTTGTTTAATTATTTTATTCAGTTTCATAATTCATTTTGCTTTCGTAAATGTGGTATTTTTCAATTAAAGTAAATGGTACAACCTCCGCAAAGTATCGAGCATCAAAAACTTTAATAATGTCGTTAATGTCATAATAAAAAGTCAAAACCTTACCTACTACTTCTTTTTTATACGGTTGTATTTCATTTTTTTTTAATTTTTTTCTAACAGCATTATAACTAATGTTTACTGTTTTAGCTATTTCGTGCATTGTTAAATATTGATTTGTCATATTTTAAAATGTGCATTAATGTTGTATAAAACCCTGTTTTTAGTTTCTTGGTATGCTTCATTATTTCTTACTACTTCGTGGCTGTAAATGGCTTCTAATTGCTTTTCAAGTATTTTTTTTAAAAGTTTACCATTTTCATTAAGCGGTCTTCCATCGTCAATAGCTTCTAAAAGTAAATCGGAGCAAACTGCAATAGTTTTAAGTTGTAAATCTTTAGTTATCATACTCACTTAAATATAAATCTATTAAATGTTTTGTTTTTTGTAAATCTTCTTTAAAGTTTCCTTTTTTGCGACATCTTACAACTCTTTTAATAATATCAAATTCGTAAGAGTTAAGATTTTGATTTTCGCAAAATTGGTAAATACTACCTTTACTATTATCGTAGTGTTTAGGTGTTTCCAACTGTTCGGGTTTTCCGATTTGTTCATCTAAATATGTCATTATTCGTATGATTTAATAAATTGATCCAAAGCATTTTTTTCGTTTGGATTTAACTCGCTTAAAAGTTTCCCGTTAACGTGCCATTTGCCGTTAATAATTTCTATTGTTAGTTTCATTTTTTATTTATTTTAAGGTGACAATCTTTGCAGATGTAATATTTTCTTTTGTAGTTGTAAGCAAATCTATGCTTACAAAATAATTGTTTAAAAAATTTTATCACAATTCTTTTATTTCTCTAATTTTTACAAATGGGTTGTCTGCTATAAATCTTTTTAACGCTACATCAAAAGAATATGCTTGTATAACTTTTTCGCAATCGATACAATCGTCGTTCTTTTGTTTCCAATAATATACTATGTACTTATTCATTATCAAATAATTTATCTACGTTTTCAATTAATGTTTTTTCTCCTGTTGTTTCTTGAAGTAAGAAAATAATGCTTTCAAATCGTAAGTTTGTCCAAGCAACCTCCATTTTTAATTCATATTGTAATTTAGTTGCTAAATATTTGTAAGGACTTGACTTAATTTTTTGTCTGTTTTCCTTGCTTAATCGTTCCCAAAGTGTTTTCATAATATTAATTTTTAAAAAGTTCATCTAAAAGTGAAATAAAATCTTTGTTGTAATCTGTTAAATCTTGAATTAATAGGTGTGCAAACGAAACAGTTAAATTAGTCCAACATGTTTTATTTTTTAAATCTTCAATAGTTTTTTCATATAGAACAGGATATTCTTTTTGAATATTAATAAGTATTGATTGATTTTCTTTTGATAATCGTTCCCAAAGTGTTTTCATAATTATTGTTTTTTAAAGATTAATATTCCACATATAAGTAATGCACCTGTCATTACTAAAAAATTATCGGTACTCATTCCGATAGTTGCAACTGATAAAAAGATAATTGTTTTCATAATTAATAAAGATTATAGTTTTTAATATGATTAATAGCATCATTAAAGCTATCAAAACATTTATTTTCATATTTATTTAATTTTACAAATAAATAATATTCATCATAAAATTTTACTATTTTACATTTTGTGTTTTCAAAAGTTGTAATTTCAAATACTTGGTTCATAATTTCTAATTGTTTAATTATTATGGAGCAAATATAATATCTTTATTTGGATAAATAACACAATGAAGTTAATTTATATTGATTATAAATAACGTCGCTATGTTATTTGTATTAAAATAGTTTGTATATTTGTGAAAATTTAAACCTATAGCCTTAAAATAAAAAATTAATTTAAACGTATAACTTAAAATTATGATACACAAACTACAACAACTAATTGACCGAAAATCATTCGTCGATAATATGGCAAGAAAGTTACACGTTAAACCAGCTACAATAGAGTATTATTTTAGAACTGAAATACCTATTAAAAATAAAGTAATAATTGAAGCGTGTTTAGACTTGCAATTAAAGTTAGATAAAGAGTTTAAACAAATAGAAGTAAAGGCTTGGGAGTTGGTTTAACGTTTTGCATATAAACGATGTAGCGTTTTAGATAGCAAAAAGTATCGGTTTATGACTTAACAAACCAAGTACAAAAATAACATTATTAACAACACCGAATTAGCTATATTGTTTATATGCTGTTATAAATTCGGCTTAATTCACAAAAATATTATGATAGTAGAAATTAAAGAATACACAAAATGCGAAACTTTAATATTAGTTTCGAAAATAATAATGGTTCAATTTAAAGAGAACTTAAATGCTGATACTTCAAATACATTAGCAAAAAATCAATTTGAATTTATTGTAAAACTAAAAGATAGAGGAGATTTGAAGTTTTGGTACAATGGAGAAAAAGAAAGATGTTTAGCTGAATATCAAAAAGTAAAAGACGCTTTTTTATCTCTTTACAAAAAGGACACCATTAAAGAGGAAATTCAAAGTTATTTACAAAGTTTGGCAAAAGCTGAGTTATAACGTTTTGCAACTTGTGTTAGTTGCGTAATTAAAAAACATACTCAATAAATAATAATTAACTTTAAATTTAAAACAATGAATACAAATAAAACACAGACCGAGCAATTGACACAAGATGCTGTTATGCAATCGGTTTTAAAAGCAAATGATTTGAGAATTGGTAATTTAATTTTTTACCAGACCGTTGACTTAAACACAGGTAAAAATGTTTTAGAAATTGTTGAAGCAACCGCTAATGATATAAAAACCCAAGAGTTAAAACCTATTTTTTTGCCCATTCCCCTAACCGAAGATTGGTTGTTAAAATTTGATTTTTATGTAAGTGATGTTTTTGGTCAAAAGCAATATTTTCTCAGCGGAATAACTATTTATGTAAACGATGGTAAATTTCAACATTCAGGTTATGATAGAGAAATTAAATATGTTCACGAATTACAAAACTTATATTTCGCTTTAACGCAACGTGAGTTAACTGTTGCATAACGTTTCGCAACTACACGTCTGTTGCGTAAAAGTACAAAACAACCTTTCAGTTTTACACGGAATTGAAAGGTACAAAACAATAATTAAATTAATCACAATATAGCAATAGCGTGTAATTGCTGTTATAACTCGTTTTTATGAAAGAAATTTATAAAGGGTTTTTAATATACAATAAAAGATTTTATATTGAATTATCAGAAATAGATAGCTCAAAAGATTATGATTTCAAAGATGGATATTTAATTGAAAATAAAGAAAGCAATAGAACTACTTATAAAATGAATGAATATTATTCAAATAAAACAATTTTTGATGCTATTGATATTTATTCGGAATACAAAGATAAAGATGTTTTAAAAATGCCAAGTTCTTATATTTTTGATTTATGGTTTAATGAATTGAAAAGAGATGCAACATCTTTTAAAAAAACTTTTGGATTAGAAAAAATAGACAAAAGATTTACTAACCTAAATGATTGTTTTAAATACTGGAAAGAATTTGCTTTAAAGAATAAAGATGTCGCAAAATTTATTACAGATGAAAAAATTAAAATGTTTTTTAACATTCAAATTGAAAATGATAAAATACTAAATTCAAAATCAAAACTTCTTGATAATCTTGTTTGGTAAAATGAGTTATAACTATTGGCTAACCTCAATAAAAGTATTACTTATCTATGTCAAAGCCTATAAAATATACAAAAAGTAAAGTTATTAAGCTAACAGAAGTTCAATACAACACTTTAAAAAAGTTAGAGAATTATAACGTTAGAGTTTGCGACTTTGTAAGAGATGCAATTGCAGAAAAATTAGAGCGTGAAAAACACGAAATATTAAAACTAAAGGCGGAATATTGCCCTTTTTAAAAATTATAAATTATGGATAAAACAATTTATTTTCAACCAAAAGGAATAAATCCAAAATATTGTGAAGTAGGTATTATTTTAAAAACTGATCCAAATTATATTTGCTATTTAGACGAACCTTGTAAAATTCTAATTAGCGAGGTTAAAATAATACCAAAAGAAAATGTTATATTTGATAAAAAAAGAAGATTGTATTTAGTTAATAAACTATAAAGCACTACCCACAACTAAACCAAACACCACAGCGAAAGGCA